ATGGCGACCTTTTCGCAGTTGTTGTTTTGTAAATAGCGAAAATGTTGCGGGGCGGCTGGGAGTTCCAAGAGGGAATAGCCGTTGATTTCCTCTTGGTCTGGTGTGGGCGAAGCGCCACGACGTTAGTGGCCGCAGGTCATAGCCTAACCAACGTAGGGGCATTTATGTGTTAGCTGATATGGACATTGCTATAAGTGTTGATTAATCATGAGTTGAACATTTTATTGGCTGTCGCCACTTTGTCGCTATTAGACAAAGAAAAAGGGCTTAGCATTGCTGCTAAGCCCTTCTATAAATTGGTGGAGGCGGCGGGACTTGAACCCGCGTCCAGAAAGCCTACATTCATTACATAGGGTAGGTAAAACATATACTTACAGGTAAAACAATGATTTAACTGTCAGGTGGTGCCGATTGCTGACGATGATTGACGGGCTGAGTGGGCAATTTGTGGGCATTTATAATATGCCTGCGATTGGGTTTTTGGTTATCGCATCATCTAAGTGATCAGGTGCAAAGTGAGCATAACGCATTGTGTCTTTAATATCAGCATGACCTAATATTTGTCTTAACACCAAAATATTGCCACCGTTCATCATAAAATGACTGGCGAATGTATGACGCAAAATGTGTGTCATTTGCCCTTCAGGGAAAGTTAAGCCGCTTCGTTTTATTGCTCGTTCGAATGATCTTCGACATGGCCTGAATAATGGGCCACGAACGCGGGGCAATAAGTCAGCTAAACCTTGGGCAATTGGCACAGTTCTATTTTTTTTACCTTTAGTTTTAACAAAGGTTATTCGGTTATGGGCAATTTGGTTGCCGCGTAAACCTTCCGCTTCTGACCATCTACAGCCGGTTGCCAAACATACCATCACAATTGTTACCAGGTGTTCATATTCAGCATTACGACATTCATCTAATACAATGGGGATTTCTTCAGGGTACAAAAACGCTAATTCGGTATCTTCTATTTTAAATTGAGGTAAACCCTCTAATGGATTTGGCAGAGTCCATTCACCAAGGCGCTTTAATTCTGTGAAGACCGCATTTAAATAAGCATGTTCGTGATTAATCGTGTTTGGTTTAACCTTAGTTTTGTTACCCTGAAAATCTTCTATTTCACCATCAAGCCTTGATTGGCGATAGTGAGCAAAATCGTTAATCGTGAGTTTGCTGGCCACTGGATCGCCCAAGCCAAAACACGTTAACTCAAGTTTGCGTAATCGTGATTGAGGTTGCGCAAGTTGTTGGCCGTGCAAGTCATACCAATGTTTTATTAATTCAGACAGTTTACGAGTATCTTCTTTTTCACCAAGCCATGGTTTATCGTCAACTTGTTTTAATACAAATGTTTCATAAGCGATTGCTTCGCCTTTAGTAGCAAATAATTTTCTGATACGTTTGCCATCACGCCCACCAAGGCGAAGATCTAATTTCCAAGGTTTATCACTACCGTCTTTAATATTTCTAATTGACATTTAAATTACTGAATCCTACCTTGAGTAGCACGAACATCAATAACAGACTGCTTTGCAGTATCAAAATCACATTCATACGTGTAATGGGCCCATGCACCAAAACCATTCTGCAATTTTATTTCATCACCAATATAAGTGATGATCCCTTTTGACTGACTAACCCAACGATAATGACTGAAGCGAGGTGAAGCAAAACCATCAGTCCATTCATAAGAGTATTTAGAAACTTTTTGAATAGGAGATTGGCAAATAGCACCGGCATAAATAATGTGTTTTTCAGCTAAACAAGATAAAGAATGGCGGCATTGTATATCTGAAACTTTAGCTGATTCAGGTACTGATTTTGATTCTTTATCATCACAACTAATCATTACAGCAGCAAAAATTAAACAAAATAAAATTAAACCAAGACACCCTTTTGCATTACTTGCAGCACTGATACCAGGTCTTGTTACACCGCAATGGGGACAAACCTTTGCTTTGCTAGAAATATCTATATTGCATTCTTTACACTTTTTTATAGCCATTAAATTAACTTCCTTGTTGTAAGTTTTCGTTTAATCGATTAATTAGGATGTGCTAAATATTTTTTAAAACAGAAACAACTTTGCCTATTACCTTGGTTGTTTCTTGGTTAATTTGGTACTTGTCATCACCATCAATGAAATATACCTTTCCATCGGGTAACTGCTTGAGTTCACCTATTTGATGTACATCGTTAATTGCAAATAAGTAAAGCCCTTTGGTCACTGTTTTTATTTCAGTATTGATGAAGTAAGTAGCCTGATTGTAGCGGATCACTAACGCATCATCAGGGGTTACACCTGCATGCTCCCAAAGAATTGCATTTGACTGATAAGCGCCATTTTTAATCTTTGACCCATCATCAATAGAATAGATATCGCTTTTAAAAAACGTGACTTCAGGTATTGAGTAATGCGTTCTGACTTCAGTAATGCTATTGGGATTAATCAGTAGAGGAATCACATCATCTCGAAAATCACTGGAACTCACGGAAGCCGAACGTCTAGTTGATGCTGGCTTAGTTTCATTCCGAACAGCCTCAACATCTTCCCACTCTTTACCAAAGCATAAAAAGTGCATTGACACACCCGTTGCCAAATGAATCCGACAAAGTAACTCATGCGGTGTAATGATTCTGGCATGCCAGGTTCCTAAAGTACCTGTGCTGACATCAAGCAACTCACTTAATTCTTTTTTACTACTTAACTTAAAAAATGAAACTAAGCGCTCTATAAGAACTGATCCGCCATCGTAATGAGCAGGGTTTGTTAGCGAGTAGCGAAACTTTGAAATGTTATGTTTTATATTGGCATAGTTTGGCTGTTGCGTTGGATCTTGCAGGTACTGCATTACATTCAAGTCACCCTTAGGTTCATCAAATAATAAATACTCAATAGAAATACCTGTAGCCAAATGAATTCTAACAGCCAATTCATAAGGAAGGACGGCACGGGTTTGCCAAGTAGCAATCGAACCTGTCGACACACCAATCAAACCAGAAAGTTCAACCTTGCTGCGCAAGCCAAAAAGGTGCACTAGGCGATTAACAAACACCTTTCCGCCTTCAGCATTTAAAGGTTCCGATAATTTATACGCAGATTTATTCATTTGATTGTTGATATTAACCTCTGATTGATCAATACTCTGTTCGTCAATTAAGTTTAAGGCGCAAAACAGACAGCTTCCGACACTATCTGGCGCATATATGTACACAAAAGGATACCACCAAATGAGCAATTTCACATTCCAAATTGATGCACCTTTCATATCATCCGAAGAGTATGCACGCCGCGTTGGGCTAACAAGCAGAGCCGTTAGAGGACTAATTAGTGAAGGTCGTCTGCCTATTCGCAAAAAACTCAAACCACAAGAACGTCCTTTCATCAACATGCTTGCACTTGCAAAAGAAGCGGCAGACCACGCTGCCTGATACATCACAATATTCAATTGCAGTGTTTTATTCTTCAATTGAATGTTAGCAAAAAGGAGTTTTGCAGCAATGTATACACAATTGAGCAGTACACAGTTTGCATCACAACCGCATGTTGTCGGCGCAATGCGCCAATTTGCCAACGATGAAGTGATGAAAAATATCGCTGATACAGCAGGGCTGAAAAGCAGGCAGATGTTGCGCAATAAATTGCTGCCAGAACAGCCACATCAGCTAACAGTACACGAGTTGATTGCCATTACTCGAGCTAGCGGAAATCGATGCATTGTTGATGGAGTATTGCTTGATTTGAACTGTATGCCGTCTGTTTGTACTGATGATTTTGCAGATGCAGACAAAATGACATTAACAGATAGAGCACTTGATATTAATGCGAACGCCGCCCAATTGGGTGCACTGGCATTAGATGCAAAAGCGCAACGCAGGGTTACTGAGCGTATGCGCAACGAAACCATTAGACGTGCCAGTTATGTGATGACCGAGTTAGCTATTTTCATGCATGACGTTGAACAAAAATTTCAAGCAATACCAGTGTTGTCGGTAGCGTTTGATGCAGTGCAAACAATGCCCACACCGGGCTTTATGTAGAGGGATTAATTATGTCTTTAGCCATAAAACAGCCGTTATCTAACACGATAAATAATCGCGCAATACCAGCAGCTAACGAACCGCATGGTGATGTTGGACGTGAGGCCATTGCCGCAATGCGCAAAATGTTGGGTAAAACCAGTGCCGCAAGCCAGTTTGACAAACTACCAGCACAGCAACGCGCATTAGTGCTTTTTGGTGCACGACTCAAACCAAGCGAATACCTAAACCGTCCATTGCTGAGTTTATCAACTAATGAACGTGAAGCGGTTCGACAGTCGTTAATTGCATTAACGGATTTAGGCCGTGCATTTAGCAACATGCCATTAAGTCGCGCTCAGTTTATTTCACCACGTCAAACTGCTGTCGTAACTCAAGCAGCAACTCAAGCAGTCGCACCGCAACCAACAAATCATATTGATGATGAACTGAGACTTATCAGTAAACAGGCGCGGGAATTAATGAGCGAGTTAGACAATGAAAACAAACACTAGATACAAAAAAGCCATAACCGCTGGAACGGTAATGGCTCGTATCAAATCGGTAATTTTTGGAGATTACAATATGATGAAATCAAGCATACCAGCATCTAATCCTTTTGCGCAAGTGATTGCCGCCGAAGCCAATCGCGTTATTCGCACCTTGCAGTTACCAAAGCCAGCTGATCGCACAGCGGTTGAGTCTGTACTTGAATCACTAAAAGCCATCGCAGAACCCACATCACCAGAGCTGGCCAAAACGCTCAACATTCGTTTGATTGCCATTCGCAATAACATTCAAGTAAACCAAGTGGAGGTGTGATCATGGCTACTTCAATTGTTCAATTCGATTTAACTAATCCGCAGCATGTCGCCATGCGCAAGTTGATGGCTGATATTTATGCACGTCATTGTGAGGCACATTCACAAGGCTTGCCACTCATGGCGCTTAGATACTTAGGTATGGCGCAAGGGCTTGAAAAAGTCGCTTTGTATGTATTGGCTGATCACACACTAACCCAGCTTTGTTTTGAATTGACGTGTTCGTTGCACGGAATGGACTCAATTGCACGAATCGAGGTGGCAGCATGATGACGTTAAAGCATAAGTTTGACACCAAATATGGGGTTGTTTCGTTATCAAGCAGCTTTGCAAAATTAGGCTGTGATAAGCCGCAAACCGATATCACCTATAAGCCAAACAACTATAACGACTGGGGTATTACCAGAACCGTTAACACCATTGAGGTGCAAGATTTTACTCGAGCAGATGCCGAGTTTTTTGCCTGTGTTGCAGAAGAAAAGCTACGCATTAGTAGACCTAATGATAGGGCTATCCATTACCACAGGAGTTGCAAGCACGGCGTCATTCTTTATGGCAACGAATGCCTTTCATGTAAGCGTGAAGGGGGAGTGATTGCATGAGCCAACTTACCGAAAAACAGCTAAAAGCCCGTGCTTATTATCAAGCCAATAAAGAAAAAATCTGTGCCCAAAAACGCGCCCAGCATTCAGCTAAATCAACTGTATCACCTACTAAAAAAGTAGAGAAAGTTGTCATCGTGAATAAGGATTTTAATAGCACGATTAGTGCAAAACGTTTGTTTGCCCCGGAGCGAATAGAGCAACCAAAGAATGTTAACCCTCAAAAGCTGCGCGTTCGTCGCAGCATTGAAGATATTCACATGGCGAGATCTTACGGGTTATCACAGCAAGACATGGGGTCGATATGAGCATCTTTAATACGTTAAATAAATTAATTCAAAGTGAGATAAGCGATTACTTCTCAGGTTTAGGGCACCCATCATCGCCAATAGACTTAGAAGATTTACACCACATTCTACAAGCCCGCATTGAAAACTGTTTTCACACTGCAGAAGAAATTCGCTGCGAACAAATAACCTTAGAGTTAGCCACAGATCTTGAACTTGAGCTTGCAAATCAGCACATAGATGAACTTCATGGTTGCATAGCCAATGATGATTTAGAGCAGGCAAAATCATTAATGGCTGATTTCATTAACGACGAAGTACCATTTTAAGGATATTGCTATGAGCAGCACTAACGGCAATGTCCGCGCAAATGAACTTTACCCAACGCCTGATAATGTAGTCGACGCCTTATTGGCACAATTGGTACTTAATCCAACAGACCGCTTTTTAGAACCATGCCGTGGAACAGATGCCATTTATAACAAAGTGGCTTTGCCAGAATCCCAAAAAAGTTGGGCTGAACTTGATCGCGGGGTTAACTATTTAACCACTGAGTTTGGTCAGCACGATGTGATTATCACTAATCCACCGTTTTCACTCACTTGTGAGTTTTTAACAAAATCACTTAGTGAATTAGCACCAAACGGCACCTTGGCCTATTTGCAGCGGGTTAACTTTTTAGGCAGCAAAATACGGGTGCCGTTTTGGGCTGAAATTGGCTTTCCTCAAAAAATGCCAATTATTATCCCGCGCCCACGCTTTGTCGGTGGTGGCAGTGATTCATGTGAATACAGTTGGTTCATTTGGGACAACGGTAATCGCTTCCAAAATATCCCTCAAGGTTTTAGCCATATCATTAGTGCGGATCTTGTTAAGTCACCAAAAATTAAAAAGGTCGCTTAATGAATCTGGAAGACCTAACCCGCAAAGCTGGCGTTGACGCGTCAGCTTTTTTTACCACCTTTCACGCCAAAGCGGATCTTGCATGGTCGGCCAAACTGGTTGCCGACCTGCCAGAGCATGTGGCCGTGACGTTATTCGGCCAATATTGCTATAAACGCCGCGCCTTAAACAATGGCCGTAGCCCAAACATTTGGTTGCGTAAACGTGTTGAAACCTTAACCGCCATGGTTAATCAATTCCCCATTCCTATATTTCACCTCAACACAGAAGACCGCCGCCAAGCCATTGCCGCCGAATGGGCAGACCGTTGCACGGGTGTATTGAATAATGTGACTGATTACGGCAACAAACAGGTTGATGCACTTGAACTGTTATTAGCCATAAAAGAACCAGCGGATCAGTGGGGATTTTGCCCAGCATTACCCGATTTTAATGGTTATGACGAAAAGAAAGCCAGCGGCGTGTTTGATGAACATGCCGCTATGTACAATCTGATTGCAGGCGCCATCGCCAGGTTAACAGATGAAAACTGGTGGCTACGCAAACTCAATAAAGCCTATTCGCATTATGAAGAACATACCGCCATCGTGGTGGGTAAAGTTCGCAGCGGCGTATCGCCTTACGTGTCTAACCATGCCTTTAAAGCTTGGCAGCAACGTAAACATGCCGCACGTTTATGGCTAAACGAAATGCAAGTGGTTAATGACGAACACGGATTGGAACTGACATTAGCCGATGCGGTTGCCGCATCAGTGGCTAACCCAGAAGTGCGCCGTGCTGAATTAATGGTGCGTATGCGCGGCTTTGAAGATCTCGCCATTGAGCAAGGTTTTGCTGGTGAGTTCTACACATGGACCGCACCCAGCAAATATCACAGTTACAAAAAAAGCATAAAAGGCCCGTCTTATTCTAATAAAAAATACGATGGTGCTACCCCAAAGCAAACCCAAGCCTACCTTTGCAACCAGTGGGCAAAATGCCGCGCTAAATTTGCCCGTGAAGACATTGAAGTGTTTGGTTTTCGCGTAGTCGAACCACACCACGACGGCACACCACACTGGCATTTATTACTATTTTTTAAACCAGAACAGCTACGCCATGCCCGTTCGATTATGCGTCGTTATGCCTTACAGCATGACAAGCACGACCTTGCACCCGCCAAAGGTAAAAAGAGTTTACGCCACCAAGGGTATAAACCACGATTTGATTTTAAAACCATTGATCCAGCCAAGGGTTCGGCAACCGGCTACATAGCAAAATACATCGCTAAAAACATCGATGGCCACATGGTAGACGATGATCACGAAGCTGAAACCAGCGGTAAAAACGGCGCGCAAAATGTTGCGGCGTGGTCAAGCACTTGGAACATTCGCCAGTTTCAGCAAATTGGTGGCCCGTCGGTAACCGTGTGGCGTGAACTGAGAAGATTACGTGAGGCCATTGATTTTGACGACGTAGTTGAACGCGCCCGCAATGCAGCTGATAGCAGTAATTGGTCACGCTACGTTGAAGTAATGGGCGGCACGTTTTGCAAACGTGCTGACAGACCTGTGCAACTAGCCAAGTCTATTCAGGACACCACAAACGTTTATGGTGAAGAAGTATCAAAAATCATGGGCGTAATGTCACAGGAAAACCACACCACTATTAACACCAGGTTAGATGGTTGGGAAATCCGCAAGCCGCAGGCCGATATGTACGTAGCGAGCCAAGATGAACGCGCTTTTGATGTGGCTTTTGATTTGTCTGTTGATCTTGCTTCTAAAAGCGGCGACAGCCGCGCACCTTGGAGTTCTGACAATAACTGTACGGACTCGATCAAAACTAACCAAAAGATCGCCAAAGGTGATCAGTTGTTAATTATCGAGGGCAGAAAGTTAGGGTTAGACAACGAGGATCTTAAACGCCTACGTGCGGGGTCCATTATTAACTCTGTTGTAAATGGTCATGACCAATATATTTCACTACGTCAGGGCATGTTGTTTGTTAGCCGCAGGCCACCCAATAGCCATCAAGCCCATAGTGATTGGGATGATCCTGCACTCAACTCACAATTTGAAGCATTTACCCGCGCCAGCATCAATGCCAACAAACAAGTATTGAACGCCCAAGCATGGCGAGTCGTCGACAAGCTATTGGATGTTGATGTCTGGCTGCAAGACATGTCACCAGATATGGCAAAACTCGCACTAGAGCAGCTGCAACATGTAGTTGATCTGCAGCAGCAAGAAAAGTACGCATCACCTTACGTTTATCAGCCAATTGAAGTGAATGCCGAATTTAACGAAACGGAGGACGATGATGCCTATTTTTGACCGTAACAATCCAGCAGACATTAAGGCCATAGCCGAAGCACAGCAACTTACCGTCGAATGCTTTGAACGCTATCAGCTTTGTAAAAAGCAATTAGACAACTTGAACAAGCAAGCCGTTCGCCAATGGTTAGAACGTCTGCCAACAGAACAACGAGAAAAGTGCCGAGTGACGTTAAATAACATCATGGCCACACGTCAGCAAAAAGGAAAAAAACATGTTTAGAGGTGATAACCAGTTTTCATTCAACATTGAAGATCACGAACTTGTCGTAGATAACTTTGCTGGCGGTGGTGGTGCATCAACAGGCATTGAATTAGCGATAGGGCGTCCAGTCGATATAGCCATCAATCATGATCCTGATGCAATTGCTATGCACAAAACCAACCATCCATTAACTAAGCATTATTGCGAATCAGTATGGGACATTAACCCAGTTGAAGCATGTGCAGGCCGTCCAGTTGGTTTGGCATGGTTTAGTCCAGACTGTAAGCATTTTTCAAAAGCAGCAGGCGGCAAACCATTAGAGAAAAAAATTCGTGGATTGGCTTGGGTGGCAATGCGGTGGGCCGCTACCGTTCGCCCAAGAATTATCATGCTAGAAAATGTTGAAGAGTTCGTAACGTGGGGGCCATTAATTAATATTGGAAGCAAAGAGCAACGGCCAGACCCTGCACGTAAAGGCGATACATTCAAAAGCTTTGTGCACCAATTACGCCAACACGGTTATGACGTTAAATGGAAAGAGTTGATCGCCAGTGATTATGGTTGCCCAACCATTCGCAAGCGTTTCTTTTTAGTTGCACGATGTGACGGCCAACCAATCGTGTTCCCAAAGCCAACCCATGGCAACCCGAATAAACAGCCGGTTAATAGCAGAACACTTAAACCGTGGAAAACAGCAGCAGACATTATTGACTGGTCAATTCCATGTAAATCGATATTTAACCGTAAAAAGCCAATCGTTGAAAAGTCACTAAATAGAATTTACAAAGGGATATCACGATTTGTGATTGATACCGATACGCCTTTTATAGCCCCAAAAGAAGCTAGAATAATCCAGCACGGAAAATATCTGCAATATATGCCAAGTAATGCTGAATCGTTAGTAGCAAGCTTTATGGTTAAGTATCGGGGAACTAATGTTGGATTCCCAATGACTGAGCCTATGCACACTATTACCGCTGGAGGAAATCATCTTGCAGAGGTCAGAGTATTTTTAATTAAGTATTTTGGCACAGGTATTGGCCAAGATATAGATCAGCCATTACACACCATAACAACCAAAGACAGGTTTGGTCTGGTTATGGTTCATGGTAATGCTTACAGAATTTTCGACATAGGCCTAAGAATATTAGAACCGCACGAACTGTTTGCCGCTCAATCGTTCCCAAGTGATTACATTATTAATATTGATCATACTGGTAAAAAATATTCTAAGGCCAAACAAGTTGCCAGATGTGGTAATTCGGTACCGCCACGATTAGCAGCTGCATTGGTTAACGCTAATTACCAAACGCCAATCAATATAGAGCAGGTTGCATAATGAAACTAACCAATGATGACCATCAAACAGTATTAACTTACTTTACCGCAAGACATCGCGATGCTGGGTATAAAGGACCATGTTTTATAAATTTGAAAAGACTTGCTGAAATTCATCTTTCTGGCAGTAAAGAAATTGCTTTATCTGCATTAAATAAGGCAATGAAATAATGAAAACACTCGTTCAAGGCTGCGAAAGTGCCGAGCAATTCGGAATATTACTCAAGATGACTCGTATTAACAGTGAAGCAAAGCAAAATGCATTACGGGCCTATTTAGTTGATGGCCTGCCTGCAAAAAGAGCTTATGCCCGTTTTGGAGTCACCCAACAGCATTTTAGCAACGCATTAGCCAGGTTAAACAAAGCGGCAGACTTAGCCATGCAATACAGTGACAATCATAAACGGCAGGCATAACGCAAAATCAACACCAGTTAACCAGTGTTGATTTTGTCCATATCACAGTTTTAAAAACTCGCAACCACCAAAAAGTGAGTCAAAATAGTTTTCAGTGAAAACTATTCGCACTAATTAATATAATTGCTTGTGCTTAATCGTTTTAACGACACCATCAAAAATATTGCTTTATTAAAAAAAGCCCTGCGAACGGATTCGAATGTAAACGAATAGATATGAAATAAAAGTAAGGTGTTTAATTTTTTATGATAGCAAATTGATTTTAAAGTCTTTTATTTTGATATCAATTGGTTTTTATGTGTTTAACAACAATAACAACAAATATGTTGACCCGTGATATTAGCTATTCTAATGGGTATATTCCCCAGCCACGCCTGCCTATTCCAAAGCATAAAAAACTCACTTAAGCTGCACCCAATCGCCTTATTGAAATTCGAATTTGAAAAACATTTCTCAGCAAGTTTTATCAGTAAGATTTGAGAGTGCACACTGAGTTGCGCGTTTTTAATTATGTAGATAATAGGTATGGCGTCGCTAATGGCGCGTCTTTATAAGAGGTAATATCAATGGGTTTAGCGTTTATTGAGCAAGTTGAATTGCTATGTGAATTACATGTACAACAAACCAGCGAGTCCGGAAAAGATAATTGTGTCTTAATGATGCTCATTATGGCTAAAAATGCGCGGCAAGAGCTTACAGAAAGTTTAGTTCACGTTGAAGTTGCAAACGATGCTCTAATGACATCGCGTTAACCAGTTGCTTAACTAATTGACTTGATGATTTTGCGCTAGGGCTTAGAGTGTGGCTAAACGATACGTTTGCAACGAACGTATGCCCGCACTCTGGGTCAGAGCATGAACAATACAAATTAGCATGTTCAACACTTAATCTGTCGGTTTTGCCAATAATGGCTTTTTTGCCGCACGTACATAACACCCGCATGTCGATCTCCCAATCGTTTGAACGCTAATGTTTAACGGTTCTAGTTTACGCCATAGCACTGTTTTTTTAAACAGTAAAAGGTACTTAGTAGCCGTAACCAAAATAATTATTTATGATAAAAATTTGCCATTTAGGATGAATATATATACATTTTGTATATACAAATATAAATGGCGTCTGTATATTACGGTCAAAGATAAGGAAGGAGTCTAATTTGGCTATCAAGATGTCGAAACCTGTAAGAGATAAACTCTTACAAAAACACGGTGTGAATGTTAGCGAGGTTTATGAGTGTTTTTTAAACCGCACTCATACGGACTTAGTCGATAATAGAGAAGACCATCGAACCAACCCGCCAACGAAATGGTTCATCTCAGAGACTGATAAAGGAATAAAGTTAAAAGTTTGTTACATACAAGATGCCGGTGATTTATTCATCAAATCTGTGTTTCCGCCGAATGACGTAGAGTCAGATATTTATAATCGATTCGCTAAAGAAATGTGAATTGGTATAAAGCTGTAACTATTCATTGGCTAAGGGTATGAATATGAAAATTGAAAGTACAATAGAGAACTGGGAAAACGGTACACTTGGTAATGATGAAGCATTTGTAGAGATAGCTACGGATATAACATCTAAAGAAGTAGATGATATGTTAGCCTTACAAATGATCTCAATCCGTTTGCAGAAGTCTTTAATACAAGACCTAAAAGATTTAGCAACTCGCAATGGATTAGGTGGTTATCAGCCACTGATCCGCAGAGTTTTAGAGCGATTTGTAGAAGCTGAAATGAAAATGATAGCTAGAGAATCAATGAGCCAACAAGTAGAAGTTGAAGTTGAGCATGATGAGAGACTAGTCAGCGGCTGCTAAGTTAAAAAATATAAAACCGCCATTTAGGCGGTTTTTTTATGTCTGCAACATTACTCCAAATCAAACACCAGCTTTAACTTACCGCCCACTTCTGGATCACGCGCTATCGCATCAACCAAATTGTTGATCAACGTCTTAGTCTCATTTTTAAAGTACACCGCATCATATTTAGCTGGGTCGCCAAGGCCTGCAGTATTGGCCGGAATAATGCCGGCTAAGCCAGGGGGGAAACGGTGCGCGTTTAATACGTCTTGAGCAGACACGTTTTTAACGTTCATAAACTCGTCTTTGCTTTCAAAATTACCCACGGGGATAATCTGTAAGCCTTTTTCTTTACCGTTGGGAATGTTCACAAACAGTGATCGGAAGTTACCCACGCCCTTTGAGTCTTGAATTTTCTCTTTAATGTCTTTCTCAACATTGGGGTCTAGGTTCGGGTCGGTGGCATACATAATGAAACCCATGTGAGCGCCATTAATGTAATATTTGCGTCTAAATAACGTGGCATCTTCATTTAACAATGCTGCTTGTAAGCCGCCTAAATAATCGGGGCAACCATACACCTGCTGTACAGGGTCATACTGGCGCACCCAAATAATGTCTTTGGCCTTATAGCGTTTAAATTGTTGATCACGCTCAAGCACTACCGCGCCACCATCTTCACCTACGCGGGTTCGATAACTGGGTAACGGAAACAACCGCACTGTTTGCCCAAAACCGTTGCGGATCTTCACTAACGCCACATCACCAAACTGCACAAAATTTAAAAACGTAGCGACAACTTCTTGGGCACTCATACCACCAGACAAAAAACGCGATGCAGCCATATTGGCGCGGCTTTGCACTATGCCGCCGTGTTGAGCATTACGGCGGGTTAGGTTAGCCAGCAAATGCCTATCAATAGGTGGCTCCCAATATTCATCACTTGAGTTGTAATAAAGCGAGTCGTAATCGGTAAGCCACATATTGGGCATCACCTGTTCAGGCAAACTAAACACCACAGGCGCGTTGCTGCTCGGTTGCTCAGTCTCGTTTGCTGTGTCGTCGTTCGCGGCAGTTAGTGTTGCATTGTCCATGATGATGATCTCTTGTGTTCATAATTAAGGGGTTCGTTGATCACCGCATGGGCAATCGCAAAAAATACGTCGGCATGGCCAGTGGCATTGTCGCGGCTGGCTTTAAAGGTAATGGCCCCGCCAGTGTCGGTGGTGGTTCGTCGTATCGCTAAACAACTCATGGCAATGTCTTTGTGTGAGGCATCCCACTCAATGCGGCCACCTTCAATCACATCAATCATTTTCAGCACCAAACGGGTTTTACTGCCAACACTGTAATGAATCGCCGTGGCCTCACGCGGGAACAAGGTACTGATAGAGTCGAACACCCCAGCACCAATGCCAGTGGTATCAACGCCAATGTAAGTCACCCGATAACGTGCATACACCTTTTGAATTTCGCTAACGTGATGGGCAAAGTTAAGCCCTCGCCAATAATGTTTTTCGAGTACGCGGAACTTTTCACCTTTCTTTTCACCTGGTGCAACCACAACCAAGGTCGCATTATCGCGGGTGCGTGATGGGTCATAACCTAGCCACACTTCACGGTTGCCAAATGGCCGCAAATCATTGGGTTTATGATCCTGCCATCGAGCCGCATCAACCATGCATTTTTCAAGGTCGCTGAACTTAAATACACTGTCAGCATCATCAACAAACACGCACATAAACAAGTTGGCAAAATCATCGCCGTTGTATTCATCGCGCAGTTCATCAATATCAAATAAGCCGCAGCCGCCAGCCAATGCATCTTCAATAGTGACCACAAAGCGCCACTGTTTATCTGGGCATAATCGGCCACGGTCGCGCATGGCATTAAAGGTGGGAAACTCAACCTCTTCACGGTCGGGTTTACCTTGGCGCCAATGGTCGCCCGTCCAAAATGAATAAGCGGGATGGGCCTTAGTCGATGGGGTTGAAAAGTAGGTTTTACGCCAATTCTTATGGGTCGCCATGGCAGAGGCTAATTTGTTTAATACATCAAACTTGCCAATCCAAAAGTATTCATCCACATACACATGGCCGTGGTAACTCTGCGCCGTTTTGCTGTTGGTACTTAAAAACCGCAATTCGGCATCACCGTGTTTGGTGTGCAACACAATTGGGTTGCCGGTTAATTCAATTTCGAAAAACTCTTGGGCAATGGCAATAATGTAACTGCGGAACACTTCAGCTTGCGAGCGTGAAGCTGACAAGAATATTTGCGGATCCCCTGTTAATACCGCTTGCTCGAATGCTTCACCCGCAAAGTAATAGGTTGCGCCTATTTGACGGCTTTTTAGAATGTTACGAATACGCTGATGCAAATTTTCGTGCATGGTTTTTTGGTATTCAAACAGCGATGCGTACCAGGTGCCAAAGTCTTCAGCGTCTAAATGGCTAACATCGTTTTTGCGCTTGCGGCCTTTACGAGGTTTATCGTCATTACCAGAGCGTTCGCCACCGTTGGTACTTTTGGTGCCACTACCTTTATTACCAGACTTGGAACCAGAACCAGAACCAAACGAATGGCCCTCGCTGATTAGCCGCTGCTTTTTCAACTTCACATGCTTTTCAATCAGCATGTCGAGCTCTTTTATTTGATTACCTGATTTGTCCTGAATATCCGACAACATCACAATGCGGCGCGCAATGGCCTCGTCTACTTCTTCCTCTCGCAGTAAATCACGCCAGCCGTATTTATCGGCCCAGTAGTACACCACCCGATTATTGGGCAGGGCTAACTCGTCCCGAATTTCATCAGGGGTGTGTCTGCGTAAATAAAGCCGTTTTGCGGCTTCACGAATTTCAGGAGAGTAGGCCATATCACTCAGGGTTAATGATTAATATTGCCAGTGTATTGACTATCGCGGCACTCATAACGGACTAAATATCGGCTCAGTTCCGATATTGCAAAAATCGGAATTACACCGAAGTTTGCCAAGTGATTGCACCTTGTCAAAGCCGTAAGCTGTAGGCCTAAACAGCATTTACGCATTTATCGACTTTAGGCAGGCAAACACATGGGCAAGCAAACTGGATGGGTTATCGCAGCAACCGAAGGCGCAACAGTCGACGGTCGCACTATCACCAAACAGTGGATTGAAGACATGGCCGCACAATATTCAGTGGATGAATATACTGCCATGATTTGGCCTGAACATTTCCGTTCATCATGGGCACCGTTTGAGGGTAAAAACTGGGGAATAGTAGATGAAGTCAAAGCCTCAACTAAAGACGGAAAACTGCGTTTATATGTCAAGTTAACCGCCAACGATTACTTATTAGCAGCTAACCAAGAAGGTCAAAAGCTGTTTATGTCAATCGAGCCAAACATTGATTACAAAGGAACGGGCAAAGCCTATTTATCGGGTATTGCCGTAACCGACTCGCCTGCATCAACTGGTACAACCCGCCTTAAGTTTTCAGCCGGTGACAATCACCACGACCACGAATACAGCCAATTAGAAGAGTTACAGCAAAGTGACTTCATTACGGAACAAGCAACGCCTACGGAACAGGGCTTGTTTGCCATGCTACGCAATTACTTTAATAAGCCAAACGCGGCAACCGACCCAACCGAGGAACCAGCAATGGAAAAAGCACAATTTGACGCCCTAATGGGCAAGTTTGAAACCTTTGGCAGCAAGTTAACAGAGCTTGAAACCAAAGTTGACACCTTTGGCAAAAAGCCAGAAGCAACTGGTACCGAAAAAACTGAAATTGATACCACCACAGTGACTGATAAAACAGACGAGCCAGGTGTTAGTGCTGAACAGTTCAGCAAAGTTGAAACCCTATTAACCGGACTAACAGAAAAGCTCGGTGCAATGGAAACCAAGTTCAATGCGCTAAGCAAAGAAACTGCAGGCCAAGAGCCTGATCCAGCAGGTCTAGGCGAATCTTACTCAGTGGTTTAAGACCCACTAAACCACTTTAGTCATTTATTAGCAGCGAGATAGCATCATGAATTTAACACCAATTGCACTAGCCTGTTTGCTTGCATATAGCTCGAACATGGCCACCGGATATCAAACACCAGACGTGAGTAAGCAATTTAGCGTTACTGGCCCAATGGAAACCAAACTGCGCGCCGCCATTCTTGATTCAGTCGAGTTTTTAAAACTGATCACCACAATGGATGTTGACCAAATTAAAGGTCAAGTTGTTAGCGTAGGCAACACAGGTATTGCCACAGGGCGTAAGTCTGATGGTCGTTTTACTTCAGGCCAAGATGTTAACGGTAATACCTATGAACTGGTCGAAACTGACTCTTGTGCCTTTGTCGGTTGGGGCACATTAGCAGTATGGGCCAACGCAGGCAGTGAACGTCAATTCATGAAATTAATGAGTGAAAACGCCACTATGCGTTTTGCCCTCGACATTTTACGCATTGGCTTTAATGGTACTTCTGCCGCAGCAGACACAGATCCTGTTGCCAATCCGCTTGGGCAAGACGTTAACAAAGGCTGGCATCAGTTAGTAAAAGAGAAAGCGCCTGATCAGGTAATGACTGACGCGATTTACTTTAACCCTGATGCAACAGGTGTTTTGAAAGATGGTGAATACAAAACATTAGACGCCATTGTTACCGAAGTTAAGAACACCTTGATCCCTGAACAATTCCGCAACGACCCACGCTTGGTTGTATTGGTTGGCAGTGACTTAACCGCAACAGCTCAGACTAAGTTGATGAACCAAGCAGACAAGCCAACCGAACGTGTTGCCGCGCAAATGATGGATAAATCCATTGGTGGTTTAAAGGCATACACACCACCGTTCTTCCCAGGTAAACGCCTAGTGGTGACATTGCTTTCAAACTTGCATTGCTACACCCAAAAAGGCACCCGCTCGCGCAAGTCTGAAAACGTAGAAGACCGTAAGCGTTGGGAAGACAAGTATTGGCGCTTTGAAGGGTATGCAGTTGATGAAATGCAGGCATACGGTGCAATCGATGAAGCTGCAATGAATATTGGCGCAGCCCCAGCAGTTTAACCCTATCACTAGGCACTCACTGAGTGCCTAGTTAATCCTTTATCAAATAGCTAAATAGGACATTGCCATGAGTGCCATCGCTAATTTTAAAAAACGCCGTGCAGCAGAAAAAGCTAAACAACAAAATCCATCAAATCAATATGCAGCATCAACGCCAGCACCAGAGAACGAAGCGCTTTGGTTATTAGGCAAACTGTTCAATTGTTCGAACGAACTAGCCATTGGTGTAGCAGAAGCGTTTGTGGGTAAAGGCTTACACATTGTTGATGATGAAGTGCATATGTTCGAACCAAATCCGCACTATGTAGATCACACTTCTGGCAAAGACCAAACTGTGATTACAGAAGCCACCGAGCAGCAAAAAATCAATGCTGAAGTAGGTGTGAATCTAGTTGAAACCCTAAAAAGCCTTCAACAAGAAAAAGCTGAGTCAACTGACAGCGTGAACGATGCAGCTGACAAAGTAGAACAAAGCGCCAGCGCAATTGACGACAGTGCCAATGACTTAGCCTACAGCGCTGACAGTATTGCCAATTCAGCGAACGACATTAAAGAAGCGACAGCAGAGCTAAAAAAGCCGTCGGCGGCGCCCGCATCCTCGCATGGCGAGAAAGCCGTCAAGCCAAAAAACAACTCGAAAAAGTAAGCGCTACAAGTAACGGCAAATATGCGCCAAGCCTGCACTTACAACTGATCGAACTTGAAACAGATTTAAAACGGCTAAAAGCCTTTGCAAGACGCAGCGACAAGGTAAGCCATAAACGTGATGTGTTACTGCCCAAGTGGCTACCCATTACAACCGACTATTTAGCTGCACTTGCCGCTAACAACCAAAAGGACAAAGTAGATGATCATCCTATTTTTGCTTACTGCATTGTGTGGCTGTTTGATGTTGGTGACCTTGGCCGAGCTATTGAACTGGCGTTTCGCGCTATCGAACTGGGGCAACCAATGGCGGGCAGCATTCGCCGTCAGTGGGCAGGTTTTATTGCCGACACGGTATTTGATTGGGCAGAAGTGCAAGCAGAAAACGGCAACAGTATTGAACCGTATTTCAGCATGGTGTTTAAGCGCGTGGTTAACGATTGGAAACTGCCAGAACCGGTTACCGCAAAGTTTTACAAGTTCGCGGGGCTGGCATTACTGCGCACATCTAACGGCGACATTAAACCAACACAAATTGGCGACATTAGCCGCTTGCAACAAGCTGATGCGTTACTCGAAAAAGCGGCCAGTTTGCACAAGCATGCCCAGGTGAAAACAGTAAGAAACAAAATTGATATGCGAATACGTGCGTTAGAGGCTTATGGGTCACAAGAAAGTGGCTCACAAGAACAAGGCCAATAACGTAAGGGACCAACTCCCAACCCTCCAGTTCGCTAGCTGAGTGTTTAACAGGTGACTGTTAATAACCACTGTGACGCTAACCGAACTGAACCCAATTAACACAGGTGATGTATGACATTTGGATTTGAAGCCGGACAACAACAAAGCATTGCTATCGACACAGATAGCGGCTGGCCTGCATTGTCAACGGGTGAATTTCGCCAGCATCGTCGCATCCCTGAATATTTTGAAGAATCAGTATTAGCTGATTCGCTCAATCGTAGCGTGGCAGAAATACAGCAGCAATTGCTTAGTTTCATCATGACAGCACAGGGAACGGAAGCCCCTTTTGCCTTAGACGCCAGTCTAGCGCCTGATTTCAGTGCGCAGCAAATTAGCATTTACCGCGGGGCTGTTTATGCCCGTTCTCATGCCGATTTGCTGGGCTATTTTTCTGCTGTTGACCAAAAAGAAGCAGGCAACAACAAAGCCAGCGACGAAGCACAGCAAGACGCCATATTAGCGCAATCAAACCGCTCAGTACGTTTATTGATGGGCCTTGGACGTGCCGGAGTGCATTCATTATGAGCATTCAAACTAAGACCCAGTTGCAGCTATTGGCCGAATTTTTACTCACAAGCTTATCGCCAATTGTTAAAGCCAACGATCTCGATGCATGGCAAGAAAACGGCACATTAATACTCAACGGTGAAGACAAAGGCAGCGAAGGCTATCAAGTCGCGAAGTGGAAACACAACGCCGTGATTGCACTCGAACGCTTCCCGCACCGCCGCATTAACCCATACAACCTATTAGCCATGGTGGCCGCATTTTTAATTGACAGTAATTGGGCCCGTGATGAATACGGCCTAGATGATCCACAACTGGATATCGACGTGGTGAGTAAAGACCACGCCACAGTATTAATTGAAGTGCAGTTAATGGATGACATTGAACTGCTACCAGATGACAACGGCCCAGTGTTTTTTAACGGCGAACGCTACCGTGTGTCATTAGTGCCATTAAACATAGCTGAAACCGTTGATGTGCAGCAGAAGGGGGCAGAATGAGCTTAGTTATCACCCCAAACAAACAGCAAGCATTGAGCATAAAGCATCAGTTGATACTGCAATCACTGCCCGCAAACAAGCGCACTCGTATTTTAAAAACACTGGGGCGATACGAACGCGCATTAGCACGCAAACGGATACGTACTCAAACCACGGTTGACGGCACTCACATGGCCAGCCGCGCCGATGGTAAAAAAGCCAAGATGCTTAAACGCATGGGCAGAACATTAGAACCTTACGTGAAAAACGCCAACCGTTTAGAGCTTAAGCATAAAGCGGGACTAACAGGCCGAATAGCTGCGTTGCATCAAGACGGTGGCACAGAGTCAATGAGCGCCAGCCGCATGGCACGCATTCATGGCAAACCAGACTACAAAGCTGCCGCAACACGCAGCCAAGCTAAAGCGCTTATTGCATTGGGTTATAAAACCAAAAAAGCCAAAGGCAAAGGTTACCGTCGCGCAACCATAAGCGAAATCACGGAAAACCTAAGCCAAGGCAAAGCGGGTGTGATTTTGTCGGTACTGCGCGACAAGCCAAATAAAAACCGTTGGCCAATACCCGTTAAAGCGCGTCCGTTCTTGGGTGACACGACCCCAAACGTACAACGTGAATTAGTAAAAATCATTGACCATATCAACAGCAAAAGAGGCTAACCATGGCACTAGGTAAAGTACAAGTTAACAATTTGAATCTCGGCCAAGGTGACATTGCCGCCATCGAACGCCACTTTCTATTTATTGGTCGTGCGGGTTCAGTAGGTGAAGAAAGCCAACTGTTTAGCGTAAACGCCCAAACGGATCTTGAAGACGCATTAGCCGACAGTGCCCTGCGCGCTCAAGTGATTGCGGCGCAATTAAATGCGGGGCAAAACTGGACGGCTGCAGTTTATCCACTGGCAGACGGTGAAGACGTATTTGAAGCGATTGATCGCGCTAACGAAGTGCAAAGCTTTGAAACGGTAGTGTTCTGTGACATCAGCAATACAGCGGTTGAAATTAGCGCCAAGCACGATTACTTAGCTAGCTTGCAAGCAACACATGGCCGTTTTGTGTCTGGTTTGGTTGCCGTACCAGGTATCGATGCTGCTACCCAAACATGGTCCGCGTATGAAGCTGCGCAAGTCGCATTGGTTGCAGGGCTTGCAAATCACTTAGTGATCCCAGTGCCGCAATTGCACGCTAATAACGTGGGCGTGTTGGCTGGTCGCTTATGTAACTACGCTGTGAGTATTGCCGACAGCCCAATGCGCGTGGCAACAGGTAGCGTAATGGGATTAGGTTCTGGTTTAGAGAATGCACCAGTAGACAGTGCAGAAAAGCCATTAGAGTTAGCCACCTTAAACACCTTAGCCACAGCCCGTTTTAGTGTGCCGCAGTGGTACCCAGACTTTGAAGGGATCTATTGGGGTGACGGTTCCACATTAGACGCTGCAGGCGGTGACTATCAGTACATTGAAAACATTCGTGTAGTGCATAAAGCCAGCCGTGAAGTGCGTATTCTCGCCATTCGTCGCATTGGTAATCGCGCCCTTAATTCAACACCTAACAGTATTGAGTTAAACAAAGGCTACTTTATGAAGCCGCTGCGCAACATGAGCAAAAGCACCACTATTTTAGGGACTCCGTTCCCAGGTGAAATTACTCCCCCCATCGACGGCGACATTGAGATTGTATGGCCTACAAACAAAAGTGTAGTGATTTATATGGTTGTTCGCCCTTACAACAGCCCTAAATCAATCACAGTCAACATCATGCTTGATTTAAGCAGCATTTAACGCCTAGGAGAACCAACATGCGTTTATCTGGAATGAATTTTAACGTCAACTTGGGCGACATCATGCTGCAAGTAGACACGGCAACATTAACCATTACCGACAACAGTGGCGTAAGCCAAACCAGCGGTGTACCAGATGGTTATGTAGATGGCGATGTGGCTGCTAGTGGTGAACTGAGCATTAACGCCAGCAATTTTAAGCTGATTTCAAACTCAGCCAAATCAGCCGGTTCGTGGCGCGGCATGAAAACGTTCGACATCATGTTTTACGCAAAAACAGCGAAAGACGAAATGAAAGTTGAAGCCTTTGGATGCCGCATTAAGTTAAGCGACATTTTAGATATCGACAAAAAAGGCGGTCAAGCCTCGTTATTTAAAATTCCGTTTGATGTAACCAATCCTGACTTTGTGCATATCGATGGGGTGCCATATTTACGCCCTGACGAAATTGAAAACATTACGCAGTAGGCCAAGCAGTTAATAGAGAGTCGATAACGAATGGATGACGCCGACAGAGCAGGCATTGAGCAAGAACGCCTTGAAAAAGCCTTTTTAGCCAAGCGAACCATGCCACAGCCGAGTCGGCCAAGCGCAACACAGTGTATTGAGTGCAACATCGCAATACCTGAAAAGCGCCGCCAGTTCGTACCGGGTGTGCAGTTGTGTGTTGAGTGCCAAACATTAAGTGAGTAGAAGCGATGAGTAAAACAAAAGTAAATTTTGGCTTTATTTCAGGATTAGAAGGTGGCCCAACATGCACCGGATATGTGCCGGATCCTGTGCATTCAAAATCGGGCGTCACTATTGCCACGGGCTTTGATCTTGGCCAGCGCTCAACTGATGATTTGCAAAAGTTTTTACCACAGCCATTAGTGCAGAAGTTAGCTAAATATTGTGGATTAACTCAACAATCGGCGGTGCAAGCCTTACATGATGCGCCGCTATCAATAACAGCAGAAGAAGCACACATGATTGACCTGTGTGTAAAAAGTCAATTGCTTGAACAGCTGCTGTATAGATACAACCGAGATTCTGCATTGCCTTTTGACCAACTAAAAGAGCAACAGCAAACCGTAATAGCGTCAGTAGCGTTTCAGTACGGCAATTTAGCGCGTCGCTGCCCTAACTTTTGGCGAGCCGCTACGCAACAGAACTGGCAGCAAATGGCTATCGAATTACGTGATTTTGGCGACAGATACCACAGCCGTCGAAATCGTGAAGCGAACTATTTAGACATGGCGGGAATGTAACATGGACTGGAAATCAATTAGCGGAACCGTTGGCACCATCGCCGGAGCAGTCGCCCCGTTACTGGGTGGCCCTATTGGTTTGGCTGTCAGTATTGGTAGCCAAATTGCCGGTGCATTGGGTACAGAAAATACCCCAGAAGCCGTGCAAGCCGCCTTGCGTAACGACCCTAACGCAGCATTAAAACTGCAAGAGTGGGCACAGCAAGAACGTGAGCAAATTCGCCAAGCCAACATTGAGCTGCAACGCATTGCATTAGATGAATATAAAGCTGATTTAGCTGATCGCCAAAACGCTAGAAGTGAACACAAAGACCATTGGATGCCCGCCACATTAACACTTGTGTTGCTTGGGTTATTTGCCGCAGTGTTATGGGCGTTATTTTACGGCCCAGTGATTGAAAGCAACCGAGATTTGATTGTGTATTTGGTGGGTAATTTATTCACCTTAGTGGCGGGTGCCGTGACGTATTGGGTGAGCTCAACCAAAGAGTCCAGCGACAAAGACAAGATGATGGGACTACTGAATAAGGGCAATGCGCAAAGCCCAGCAATCAAAGAGGTGTAACGCATGGAATTAACAAATTGGTTATTGGTTATCGTTGGCATTGTAGGGGTATTACTCACTATCGCCGTGCCGTTAATCGCCTATCTAAACAGTGTGGCGCATAAAACCAGTAACGAACTGAGCAACCATAAAACCCATGTTGCCGAAAACTACGCCACTAAAAATGACGTGAAAGATCTTGGCGACCGAATGGAACGCCAGATGCAAGCCGGATTCGACAACCTAAAACAATTACTCACTAACAAGGACAAAGCAGTATGAAAAAGCAAATCACATTAACAATCGCCGCATTAACCATTGGTTTCACTATGACAACCGACGATTACAACAGTTATTTAAACGAAATTATGCCAGACAACAAAGTGGCACCAGCCCACAACCTTGTGATGCGAACGGTTGATGCTGAACAAAAAGAAGAGCTGCGCGGAATTTTAGACACATCACCTGGTGCAGCACTGCAAATTGCAGGTTTGCTTACTCAGGAGTTCGCGCCGTCGATTGCCATTAGCGTAAAAAAATAAATGCGCTGGTTGACGCCATAGGCAACAACCAGCTTGAGCAATTACTCACAATGCGTCGCTATTTATTGCCCCACGAAGATGACAGCGAAATAAGCATTGCCCGTGCAGCTTGGTTACTCACCAGACAGCGCGAAGATTTAGAAGCCATTGTCACCAACGCCGTATGTAAGGCGTTTGGTGGTAAGTAAAACAGGTAAAAAGGAATAGCATGAGCTTACCCGCACCGTTAATGTTTACCGTTGGATTAATAGACCAAATTACTAAGCCGATTGCCAAAATCAGCCAGCAATTTAATGGCCTAGCGTCCAACTACCAAGCCGGAACCATGAAAATGGCATCGGGCATTGGTGGCATTGCGGCCAGTGGGTATGCACTGCAAAACGCCTTAATGCCAGCCATTGAAATGGACCGTGCACTGGGTGAGGTTAAATCCTTGGGGGTGCGTCAGTCAGCTCTTAAAATGCTCACTGATACGTCATACGAGTACGCGCTTAAATACGGCAAGTCATCCACTGAGTTTGTTAAATCAAGCTATGACATTCAATCGGCAATTGCTGGGCTTAATGATGCCGATTTATCCGCGTTTACCTTATCAAGTAACGTATTGGCCGCAGCGACTAAAGCAGATGCGGCAACCGTTACTGACTATATGGGAACCATGTACGGCATCTTTAAAAATGATGCCATGAAAATGGGCGAAGGTGCTTGGGTAGAACGCTTAACTGGCATGACAGCAACAGCAGTACAAGTTTTTAAAACAGATGGTAAAAAAATGGCTGATGCCTTTGGCGCATTAGGTGCCTCGGCAGGGCTTGCACCACTTGAAGAACAAATGGCGATTATGGGCACACTGCAAGCCACAATGCAGGGCAGTGAGTCAGCCACAAAATACAGATCGTTTTTAGCGGGTGTGGGTAAAGCACAAAAAGCGCTTAACCTGCAATTTACCGACGCGAACGGCACCATGTTACCCATTGTCGATATCCTCAATAAAATTAAAGGCAAATACGGTGATGTAATCGACGTGGCTGAAGGTGATGCTTTAGCTACCGCATTCGGTTCGCAAGAAGCCGTGTCCATGGTTAAGTTACTGTTGAACGACATTAACGGCCTAAACGGTTCAATTGAAAGTTTGGGCAAAGTTAAAGGTATGGAACAGGCCGAAATAATGGCCGCAGCCATGACCGACCAAAGCGAACGTCTAGCCCAAAGCTGGTACGTGATCCGCGCCGCCTTTGGCACCGCAGTATTGCCAGCATTTAATAGCTTTGTTGGTTGGATTGCTGACATGGGCCGCGATGTGATGGCGTTTACTCAGCTATACCCAGAACTGACCAAATACATGGGATATGCCGCAATAGGCCTACTAGGTTTAGTTGCTGCAGGTGGTTTGTTTACCTTAACCATGGGTGCTGGCCAAATGGCTATGGTTGCGTGGGGCGTAGCCGCCATGGTGTGGGCTGGAATTAATGCAGGACTAACTACCGGATTAAGTGCTTTGCGCGGGGTTATGCTAGCAGTAAACATTGCCATGTATGCCAACCCAATAGGCTTAATTGTCGCTGGAATTGCTGCAGCAGTTATCGCTGTTGGTGCATTAATTTATTATTGGGACGACCTAAAAGCCGTAATGTCTGATTGGGGATGGATTAAAGCTATCACCGGCATATTTGCCACAGTATGGGGCGGCGTTAAATCCATTTTCAATGACACCATGAATTGGATTATCGACAAGCTAAACATGATCCCGGGTGTTGATATTGATGCCAACATATCGAGCGCTAATATTCCAAGCGTTGCCGCAATTGCCCCAATAAAAACCAGTGTTGCCCGTGGTGGTATTACCCAAAGTCTATCAACGGCCAACCAACAAAAATCAACCAACGTAGGCACCGTCAACGTGTACCCAGCCAAAGGCGATAACGTGAATATTCCAGCTTACTTGGAGATGCACGCATGAGTCTATTTCTTGATTTGCACATTAATAATGGTGACGTGGTGCTAGATGCCGGATTAACGCCAACTTACTTAACTGACCGAGCCGTAATCGCCCAAGACATAGTGCATGCCATTTTAGACACCGGCTTAGCACATCTTTTAGTGAGCGATCGCGGAACAGGTGTAACGGCAGACACCCAAATAAAAATCAAATTATTGGTTGAGGATGACGTTCGCATCATGCCTGGCACAGTGCGCGTTGAGCAAGTGTCATCAGGCCAATGGTGGGTATATGCCGACACCATTAACTTTGGCGCCGTTTCTTCACAAATTACATCAGGCGGAGTGCTTTAAATGGCTGACAAAATACAAGTACCAACAATCGACTTTGCCAAAATTGTTGAAGCTGCAGGCATACCAACCACAGAAGACGGCTGGAAAGCATTGTTTAAGCAAGATGTAGAAGCCGAGGGCAGTATTATTGCCAACGACTCACCTTATTCACCGTTTTGGCGTGTGATCACCGCCATTATTGCCAAGCCTGCAACGTGGATTGTTAACAAGGTACTTATTGATGCAATACTGCCAAATTTGTTTTTGCTAACGGCAAACGATGATTCGTTTATAGAAGCCAAAGCATGGGAACACGACTTAACCCGCAAAGAAGACGAATTTTCCAAGGGTAAAGTGCGCTTTAACCGTGCTGCAGCAAGTGGTCCTAGTTTGTTAATACCTGCAGAAACCGTTATTCAAACCGATGCCATTAAAGGCATTGTTTACCGCGTGATAACCACTGATGATGTGATTTTGCTACAAAACAGCTTAAGCGTATTAGTGCCCGTTATTGCAGAAAAAGCAGGCGCAGCATACAACCTAGGTGCAGGTTATTACCATGTTTTACCTGAGTCAGTAACCGGCATTGGTAGCGTGAGCAATGACGCTGATTGGATAGACGTATTAGGTGCCGATGCTGAAAGTAATGATGACTTAAAACTACGCACCCGCAACGCTTTTACTGCCGCTGCACCTTGGCATATTGATGCAGTTTATCGCGCCATGCTTACCGAACGCGCAGGACTAGACGCCGATAATATCTTTTTTGAACACGATGCACCCCGCGGTCCGGGTACTGCAAATGCGTATATTTTGCTTGATACCGGTGAACCATCAAGCGAGCTCATTACCGACTTAAATCAATATGTGATGGACAAAGGCTACCATGGCCACGGGGATGACTTATTGATTTTGCCGTTACCAGGTGTTGATACCAACATAGGTGTAACGGTTTACCCTGATCCTAAATTATTAACGGCAGAAGTGATCACCTTGCTTAATGGCATTGAAGACTTTATTCGCTGCGCATTTCGTGAAAATACCAACTACACCGCCACCAGAACAGAACCTGCAACCCGCTTTAGCTTTAGCCGCTTAAGCCAAGAGCTACACAAAGAGTTCACTGGGTTGGAGTCACTAAACTGGCATCAAACAGACATTACTAGCGCCAACAATGTGCCTCGTATCGATACGTTAACCATTACCAATGGTAACGACGCATGAACATTGATTGGAGCGACCTAACCAAAATGCCTTACTGGTTAGCAAGGCCGGGCAGCGAACTGGATAAGTTGCGCAAAGGATCTGTGAGATTTTGGCAGCGCGTTACCGACATGCTGGCATTTCCATCTAAGCAACTAGACCCAATGACAGCAGAATTAGCATTTGTGCACCTGTTGGCATGGGAGCGAGACATTGAACAAATCCCCAGTGAAACCGAACTGATGTATCGAACCCGCGTGAAATATGCTTTGCCGTTCGCCAAAGGCGCAGGCAGTAAAAGCGGCTGGCTGGATATGTTTAAAAAGCTCGGCATGCCGTGGGTAACTATTGATGAACGTTTCAGTGAAACAGATTGGGACGTAGTGGACTTGCAGTTATTAGATATCGATTTTGGTGAGCGTCAAAACCTGATTAGTTACATCTGCCGCCAGTATGGCCGCACAACTCGACGATACCAGTACACCACTATTGCCAAAATGGCTGTGATGTCGCCACCTAAAAACTTTGATAACCATAACGATATAAGTATGGCCACGGTGAATACCAATTTGTTGCCAGCTAAAAGACTAATGACAATGGACAGCGAATCTAGCTTCCTAGTCGCCGCAATTAAGCAGCTTTAAATAAAAGCTAAACAGATATAAAAGAGAACAGAGGAACTAATACCATGGCACAAGTGATCACCATTGCGGGCGAACGTTTATTTGCACTTAAAGCACAGAACAATGAACAGTTAGATGTTGATACGTTCATTTTTGCCAACGTGCCAGGGCAAGACCCAAACGCAACCATTGACAGAAACGAAGGCTTACCACCAGTAGGCCAAATTGTGCATCAGCAAATAGTGCAGCAAGTGGGCCGTGTAAACGATAACGTGGTCATTTACTCAACCGTAATGGACAGCTTAACAGGCCCATTTGATTTTAACTGGGTTGGTTTGTATTCCTCTGTAAACCAAACATTGATTGCCGTGAGTCATATTCCTAGCGTAAGCAAAACAGTTACCGTACCAGGTGCAGCAGGTAATACGCTAAATCGTAACTTTGGTATTGAGTACAGCGGCATTGCAGATTTGACGGGCATTACGGTTGCACCAGAAACATGGCAGTTAGATTACACCTCACGTTTGAGCGGTATGGATGAGTTAACTCGTCAGCTAGCATCAGACATGAATGGTAAAGATTGGTTTATAGATGACGGTTTTAAAGTTGTACCACGATCAACAGCAAATACTTTTAACATTACTGCGGGAGCTGGTTACGTGTCTGGCCTGCGCGTTGAATTGAAACAAGATCATATTTTAACCCTGCAATCTTATCCTCAGTTTGTTTACGTCGATGCATGGTTTGATGGTGATGCGTCTAGCAAGTGGGCGCCAAAGACTGCATTTACCGTGACGAACGGTGAGATGGATGATTACATTGACGTGAATGGTAAGCCGCATTATGTGTTTAAGTTGGCACGAATTAATGATGAAGACACTATAGAAGATTTTAGAGTTCAGCAGAGTCTAGACAAATTTGATCGTAGTTTTAAAGATGTATCAGAAATGACTGACTTTAATAGTCCTAAAATAGGAAAAAAATATTCAACAGGGAGAACGATTTGGGAAGTTATTACTACAAATAATGGTATTGAACTTAAAAAAGGGTTATTTGCAAAATCAATCACCCCAGTAGACCCTATAGATTTTGGAGCTGACAATACTGGTAATTTTGATTCAACACAGGCATTTATATTGGCTAGAACGTATGCTTCATCATCATTAATATGGAGTTATGGACGGTATAGGCTAAAAGACTACGAGATACTTGATGATAATTTTATTGAGTCTAAGAATGCTGTAATTATGCCACTTACAAATGAAGACACAGCTGTAATCGCTAATAATAAAAAAAATTGGTCACTCACAGGGAAGACTGTTTTCTTAGGTAGCCGAAATAATTTGACTGATAAAATAAATACAGGGGAATGTGGGCTAAAGATTATTGATAGTGATAATTTTTTATTAAATAACGTTGTTTTTGCTAGATTCAAAGGATTAGCATTTGATCGCCAAGGGCAAACTGGTGCAGGTACTGAGTATTATGGTAATCGTGGCCAATATAGCAATATCTACATGTATGAAAATCTAGAAGGCGGTAAAATATCGGCAGAATACGAGGTTTACACAAATCTAAACGTTGTAGCGAACGAAAGAGGTTTTGAAAGCACAGGAGGGAATATTAAGTGGATTGGAGGAAACTGCACTAACAATGAAGATGGATTTATTATATCAAATGGTCCAAATAATGGTCATGGGATTGCAGTTGGTGTAAGTTTTAACCACAATAAAGACCGTAATATTTCAATTAATAAAACGGGTAATGGATTCACTTTTGAAGGGTGTCATTCATACGCAAATGACTCTAATGGGTCTGGTAGGATTGAAATTATACAAAGTGGCGGTATTGATTTCCATGGAGGAACTTACGATTGTTGGTTTGACATTGACGAAACTCCAGCAGCAGGAATTGGCGATAACTTTATCAGAGATATTTTTGCACCTGGCGGTTACGGACCTTTAAAAATAGCTAACCAACTGAATTTACGAGCAGCAACTATGCTGACGAGTGGAATACGGGGGGCAGGAGCTATAAATGCAGTAGATGGGCTGAATGTAAATGACATATCACCAATTGCTTTTTTAGTTAAACGAGAAGGTAATACTCCACAGACTATTGCTGACGGTATTAAAACAAATCTGACATTTAATGAAATTCGCCCTATTGGTGATTCAAGAGGATTACTTTCCGTAGACGATATTTCTGAATTTCCAACTGCTTACAAAGGATATTACAGCATAGCATTTGACGGTATAGTTGCAGGAATTACAATCGACAAACTCGATACGTACATAATAGTTACTGTTGATAATACTGATATTAATTTTCAATATGGACAAGAAGTTGGCATTGTTGGAGGCAAAACAGGATTAAAATTCAATTTTAATCTAAAAGTTTATGCAGAAGAAAGTATTGAGCTAAAAGTTCACGCCAAAGGAACTGAATTAGTTCATGCCCATATATTCCCATCAAATATAGAAGTTATTCTAATCCAATGCTAACTCTAAATGATATTCAGATTGTCATCAAAACTGTGCGCATCACCGCCAGCCAAGAGCTGGCGACAGAGGACGCAAGCGGCCAAAGCTCTAGCACTGATACTGCTGAAACGGGTATTAAAGCAAAAATGTTGTCTGTATCGGGTTTTATTACATTTGCTGATGCGCAGCAATTAACAAACTTATTTAAGTTAGCCGAAGCAACAGAAGCCGGGGCGCGTATGATTTACCGCATAAGCAATAAAACCGCTGAAGCATTAGGAGTTAAGCAGGTTCGTTTTGCCAGTAAAATTGAAGCAGTTGAACAGCAAACCACCCGTCAATGGTCAGTAAGTTTTACCTTGCAAGAATATCGCAGTGTGCCGCAAAAGGTAGAAGAACGCCAACCAGATGCCGCAGCCAATCAACAAGGGGCTAGCACCACTGGAGAGTCGGGTTTTCAATATGCATCACTGCAACAAAACCTAACAGAGAACTTAGGCATCTTGAGGTCGTAATGAGTACACCAAATGCACGATTTATTGCCAGAGCATATATCGACAATCAAAAAGTCGATATGACTGATCATTGGGTCGTGCTGCAATCAAATACACCAGGTAACGGTCAAATTACCATTAATACCAAAGTGAAACAGTATGCGATTGTTGCGGTAGATCTTGGTTGGGGTGACATGATTGAAAGAGTATTTATCGGCTATGTTGAACGTGTCATGCCAGCCGTTAATGGCTGGTATACATTGTTTTGTCGTGAGCTATCGGCTTCATTAGCACTCAATTACAGCGTCATGCTACGTCATCCAACCTTAAAGCAAGTATTAGATGAACTCAGCCAATTAACAGGGCTTGAGTTTTTAGTACCTGATAATGCTTACGCTGAAACCGCAATACCGTGCTTTTACTGCGACAGTTCTGGATATGCCATGTTAGATAACATTGGCCGCTCGTTCCGTATTGACGACTTTATCTGGCAACAACAAGGTAACGGTAAAATATACGTTGGTAGCTATCAAGATAGTTTTTGGGCAGATAAGCCAATTGTCATCCCAAACAACTTAATGACTAACCACCAAGCTGGACGAACGGCAACCATACCCGCAGCCCCAATGATTAGGCCAAACGTATTGGCCAACGGTAGCCGCATTAAAACCGTCGAGTTTAAAGAAACTCAAATGACCATAACGTGGTGATATATGGAAACCATAATCAATAGAATTATTCGCCGCTTATTCCCAGAACTCACCGCAAAGCTACATTTACCACGTTGGGGTAAAGTGGTGGCCTTGCCTGAATTACCAACGGTCGACGGCGAACGCGGTAGTGATCCGTTTTATCCACGTTATGCCGTTGACGTGCAGCTACTTGATGAAAACGGCACGGCAACCAAATCAAAGGTACTTCAAGCCGTACCATTACCATTGCCAGGTGCAGGCAATAAAGCGGGCAGGTTAGAACCGCCAGCCATCGGTTCAATAGTTGAAATAGCATTTGCGTATGGAAGACCAGACAAACCGTTTATCAGAACAGTATTACCCTTTGGTTGGGACCTACCCGCAATCAAAGAGGGAGAAACCCGCACCCAAGTACGCGACGGCGTATATCAACACATCGACGATAAAGGCAACTTTGAAAACAAAACCGATGAATCACTAAAAGACATCATCGGCAAACTGGCTGAACTACAATGTGAAACCCGCAAAGTAACAGCGGGCATAGAACAAGACCACCGCAGCCCCAAAACATGGATAGGTAGCGATGGCGAGAACGTACTCAAGTTACTGTCAGAACTCATGGCAACCGTTAGCGCATTAGCATCAAGCTGTGCCAACCACACCCACGCCAACGGCGCACCACCTGACCAAGCGGGTGACTTCAGCGACCAATCATCACAGGCCGATGCACAGAAAGCGCGGCTTGATCCCATCGCTAAGTAACCAGCGATAGAAATAGGGGCCTTGTCAAACTGCATATTTATTGCGTTTGTGCGTTTGTATTTAGTTGTAGTGGCAATACTGATAATTTAAAGTAGAATTGAGATTTTCCTTTAAATGGATTTATCATGGACAAGTACATCAATCGTATCTTTGGTACTTTACCAAAGACAGGCAAAGAAATATCTATTGAAGCAAATGGGAAAAATGTAATCATTACGGGTAAGAACGGTTGTGGAAAAACAGTCTTCTTAACTACATTATTTGAGTCGATATGCTCAGGCTTTAGCTCCAACATACTTGAGAAAAGAAATAATCTGATTAAAACTCTTGAATCTCATAAAGAACGTTTTGAGATGATTCAAACTGAAAAACCAGAGAAGAGTGATAGAATAAAGGAAATTGAAGGGCTTTTGAGAGATCTGTTTAAATTTAATGAAATTGAACTATCATGGCACGATCACGCTGAAGCGATTGATAAACTGAATAAAAAATTACTATTAGTAAGATTTTTCAAAGCAACTCGACAATATTCAAGCTTAACACCTCGTCCAGAAAACAGAACCTTATCTGAAATCAGGTTAAATGGAGGCGCTAAACAACTGAACCAAGATTTTTCAACTACTTTCGAAACCTACTTTGTTTGCCTTTTGGAGGCAGGTTATTTAGCTTATGCCATTCGAAATGAAACTGAACAAAAGAATAAAGTTGATTTATGGAAAAAATCAATAGAAGTTGATTTCAAAAATTTGTTTGAAGATGAATCGCTAGAGATTAAATATAAAGAAGTAGAAAAAAAGTTCTATATTAAACAAGATGGTAAGGATGAGTATACTTTATCAAACCTGTCATCTGGCTACTCAGCTATTCTACAAATCTACACCGACTTATTGATAAATGCTGAGTTACAAGAAATCGAACCTAAACAGTTATCGGGTATAGTCATCATCGATGAAATCGATGCCCATTTACATGTATCACTCCAAAGAAAAATTTTATCTTTTTTTGACACAGCCTTTCCTAATGTACAATTTATCGTGTCAACTCACTCACCATTTGTTATCCAATCAGTTAGTAACTCCGTAATCTACGATTTGAGTTTAGGTGAGCAACTAGAAGATTTGTCGATGTACTCTTATGAATCAATATTGAAAGGCTTACTTGGCGTTGAAAGTAAGTCAGATAGCTTGATTGGTATTGTGAATGAGCTGGCCTCACTAACAACTGACATCAATTTAAATATGGATAGAGTTGATGAGTTAATTTACAAGCTGTCATCAGTGAAAGGTCAACTAGATTCAAAATCCAAAGTGGTATTGCTTATGGCTCAACAGGCTAAACAAGACATTGGAGCTGCATAAAGATGTTTAATGTTACTCGACTAGATAAAGAACCTGAAAGTTTATCAAAAAATAAACACTATAATAATGAAGAAGTCGTTAGTGCCTTAAAGCGCATGTTTGTTGGAAAGTGTTACCTGTGTGAGCGAGGTGAAATCCAAGATGCAGAAGTTGAACATTTTGACCCACAAGCATCAGGTGGTGGGCGATTAGATTGGAAAAACCTATATTATTCATGTAGTCGTTGTAATAGTTTGAAAAGTAGTACTCATACTGATTTATTAGATTGCACCGATCCAAGCATTGATGTGTTTCGTAAAATTCGATTGGTAATGACACCCTCTCCAAACGATGACATTTTAGTAACGCCCACTGATAAAACACCTTGTATGAAGACGAAAAATACTATTGTGCTCTTGAATCTTTGTTACAACAGTACTGGCACGGCTTTGCGCGGCGTTAGTAGGGAAGCGCTAATTGAGCAGATATATGGTTATATGCTGGCGTTTATGCAGGCTCGAATGCTGTTGAGAACCCCATCCACAGGTAAAAGGATTAAGCTGGATGCAAAGGAAACCATAGAAGCAATGATAGATGTTAAGCATCCGTTTAGTGCATTTTGGCGTTGGCAGTATTTGCATGATAGTTTTTTAACTGAGCATTGCCCAGAACTTAAAAGTGGGTTTTAGTTGACCACTACACCCCCCCCATTAAAAGCAACCTAGCCTGCCTGCAAATTTAATTCTTCCCCACCAACCTACATTGAAAAACACCGATAGCATGCTACTCCAGTGAAACAACACACTCAGCCACGCAAACTAGCCCGCAGAGAATCCACCCCACGAAATCCGCACTCTTCCTCACCCTCCTACGGGCTTTTTATGTTAATTTTTTTTCAGTTTTATAGTATTGCAGTTCATAGGGCTAACCAGCGCAGTTACTGGGCCTTTTAAAAGATCTAAGATCTGAAATGATCGTGATTTATTTCATTGTTTTACAGTTCCATACAGCGGCATTAATGATTGTTATAAATGTAAGTGTTTATTTTTGTTGGTTTTACATTAGTTTTCGTGGGAGTTTTAAAGAAGGGCGTAAAATAATGACGGGAGATCAAACATAGTTAAAACAATGAATTAGATCAAAATAAAACTGAAATTAATATTTAGTTAAATATTTTTATATTGCATAAAGCAACGTAAGAGATAAGAGGGCATTTGTGGGCAAACTTTTAAAGCTGTGTGGGCAATTTGTGGACATAGGGCAAAGAAAAAGGGTTAGCCTTTCGGCTAACCCTTTGTTTTAATTGGTGGAGGCGGCGGGACTTGAACCCGCGTCCAGAAAGCCTACATCCTCGGCACTACATGTTTAGTCTCTCTTTTATTTAACCAAGCAGTCTCC